TACACATCATGGCCGAGTAGGAAACTGCCTGCCGAGTACGAATTGCCATGGGCTCAGGACTATCCCTCGTACGGCATGGATCAAGACATATTCGAGAAACCATACAATGACACCGCTTGTAGTATCGTATCTGAAACGAACGACAATAACACGGACGTGTTCATGACTGAAAAAATATGGAAGCCGATCATTGCACAACAGTTTTTCATAGTGCATGGCAACTACCTATATCTACAAAAACTAAGAGAAATGGGTTTCAAAACATTCAACAATTATTTTGAAGAGGCATATGACTTAGATAGAGATCCGGATGTACGTATCAACACCATTGTTGATGTATGTGATAGACTTCGTGATGCTCCGTGGCAAGATATGTATCTGCAAAGTCAAGCACTACGACAATACAATTACGATCACTTTTTCAACGCAGAAAAGTTAAGCGAGGAAGTTAATAAAACTTTGAATCTATTTCTTGAATTTGCTGATAGCCGTCAAGTTCCTTCTTGAGAATCCTAATCTATCCACAAGTTTGACAGCATTACCTGACTTGTCAACAGCAACGAAACCCTCTGGTTCCGTTACTTCTAGTCCGCCGTCGGTCTGTTGGAATGATCCTATTGCCTGTGCTTGGTTCATCTTCTTTAGCACGAATGCTTTCATTGTCTGCACTGCTCTGTAGAAGGTAAGCATTGCCTGTAGTGGTTTCTTCGCCCTGTTTAGGAACACGGGCATCTGTTTCATCTTGTCCTGTCTTAGTTGTAACGCCTTCTGTGCCTTGAGTCCTGACATTTGCTGTTGCATTCTATCATTGTAGAACTTCTTGAATCCTAGCAGGAACTTGTTGGCATCGTTGGGCAGTTGCCCTTCTCTGACCATAGCATTGATGTACATCTGAAACATGGGTATGAAGTCTTGGTTCTGTCCTAGAACACTGGACAGATCACGTGGCACGTTGTTCAACAGGTTTTCAAGTTTCTCTATTCCGTTGTAGAACTGTTTTGTCTCGTCGTTGGTGAACTTGGCACTGCCTGACACGTCCTTGTATGTAGCATTGTCAAAGAACACGTCATTGCTCTTTACAAATGAACTCACATCCGCTCCGCCTTTTGCGTTCATCTCTGCTAGGGAGTCTCCCACATAAGTCGTGTGGAATATGATTCCCACTTTGGCTCTGTCTATCTGTTTGCCCAGATCACTGGCCTCTGGTACAGCATATGTGATTGTGTTGGGCGTGAACGTAAGGTTTGGTTTGCCATCCACGTTCTTACGAACTATGTCCTCGTCTGTGAATAACAGATCACCCTGCACCACCCCTTGAATGTTAAGTTTCTTTAAGTGTACCAAACACTTCAACAGTTTCTGACCTAGGTCATCGGTGCCGTGATTGTTGGCTATGTCTTTTTTTGTGTAATTGATCTTTGCGTTCTTGGCGAACACTGATTTTGTGCCCACGAAGAACTTACCATTGTCAGGATTTGTTCCGCACACCACAGCGGGTGCTCCATCCCATTTTACAGAAACACTCATTGCTTCTGAACTGGTTCCTTTCAGAGTCAGTAACAGTCCCCGGAAATATTCTAACACGGCCTTGCCGCCCTCATATCCATCGGTGATCACGATGTCCTCTATGTGTTCTAGGTGCGTCCTTTTGAATTCTGTAAGGACATCTTCTATCAACATGATTAATCCTCTCGGTATTCGCCGTCTTTGATTTTAAGCACGTTCTCTTTGACGTCTCGGTTCTCTTTGATACGGGCAACACCTTTGCTGAACTTGGATGCGTCCATGTTCTTGAGTGCTGAGTTGAATTTCTTTTCCAGTTTGAATGCAGTGTCCTGGTCGAAGTTCTCCCTGATGTATGTCATAAGCCTTATGGCACTTTCTAATATGTGCGAGGCTCTGCTTTCAACTACCTCTTCTTTGTCTCTTTTAAGAGGCATTGAGCTCAATTCTTCTAATAGACTTCTAGTGTGTTTTTGCATTGTAGGTATTTACTTCTTATTGTAGCACAATTCTAGCATAAGTCTACTGATTTTGCTTCCTGTAGACGAAATACTTACGTTGATTGGTGTCATCACGTATGTCAAGCACCTTTAGTTTGAACATTTCTGACAGTTCTATTATGAATGGCACGTTCCACCCAAAGAACTCAATCCAGTCGGCCTCGGGTTTGTCGTGTTTCACACCTGGATTGACCCTGAAGAACATGGTTCCACCATCTGCCAATAGGTCCACACATCTCGACACCTCAGCAACGATCTTGTCCCTGCTACCGAAGTTCACAGACCCCAAACACATGATCACGTCAAACTTCTGATCTGTCTTGTAGTCCAGTGTGCTGACTTCAAAATCCGCTCGATCGTTGTAGGGATCGATACCTACGAGATTGTCTATCTTGCCCTTGAACTCATTGTAACCACATCCTACGTCTAGCACCGCCCTGGGTTTGAGACTGTTCACCTCATCTATCAAGGTAACCCCGGAATACTTCCATTTCTTCATGTCGTTCTGCCAGTACTTGGAGAAGTATTTGTGTAGACAGGCATCGTCTATTGCCGTTACGTATTGTTCGATGGTGTCACATCTCTTTACTTGTACACCAAATGTTTCCTGAATGTAAGGTTGTGTGATCTTGTCCAGGTTGTTTTGACTGTGTGCGAGAAGTTTCGCAAATATCTTTTTGTTCATGTAATGACAGTATATATTAAATGCTTATCCTGTCAAACCTTTTTCTTGATCGGCTTTGCTAGTATCTCTCTTGTCCTGTCTGACATCACACCTGTTATGACCAGCATTGGTCTGGGTTTGTTGCTGGCGTTTGCCGTGGCGTGTGGAATGTTAGGCCAGTCGAATTTGTGTATATCTCCTGCCCTCCATCTGTCAAACTGTTGGTTACCATACATAATGAACTGTCCAGGCTCCCAGTCTTGTAGCATGACCATTATGCGAACTACGTTGTTTGGATCGGCATCTAAATCATACAATTTGTCTATGTGCATGTTCAATACCTCACCAGTAAATTGAACGTGTAGTTTTGATTTGGTAGATGCCAATGCAAAGTAGTCTGTCATCCTTTGTAGTGACGGACATCTCGTGAAATCTTTTAATCCTCTGTATATGGTCATTTTTGGATCTGCGCCTGCTGTCTTAAGATCATTCTCTTCCGCTTCAACATCAACGTTGACATTTTCTCTGCCTGTGCCTTCCCTACGGTTACCCCAGTTCAATGGTTTTGCATCTTCTATCACTGCCTGTAGTTCTGTCTGCCAGCCGCCGGTGAACTTGCCTAAGTGTTCGACACAGTCTGTGTCCTTGTGCCACTTGTTGAAGTGATAGTTGCTACGTTCTTTTGCGTCTTCCCAATTACTTGTAGACATATACCTGTATTCCTTTTTCTGCATAGGTATGTATCTTGCTGTCCTTTGCAGGGAAACTTATTTCTAGTAATTCGCAAAGTTCTGTGTTGTCTTTGACCCTAACGGTTCTGTCACTGTTATCATGTATGAACTGCATGGTGTCCTTGTTCTCTGCCTGAATGTGTTCCCACATCAGGTCAAGATTAACAAAGTGTTGGTAGTTGGGGTAAGTGATTTTGAATTCGCCACACAGTTTCCACCATTCCAAACATTCGAAATCATTCCTATAAACCATTACTATAGGATGTCCCATATCTTTAAGATGATGCAGTTCGTGTGCAAAGGTGTGAGACTTTATAATCCTCTTTCCTGTGCCTGAGAACGGCAGGTCCCAATTATCTCTTGTGGCTCTAAACTCCATGCCCGGATCAAAGTATGCCCCAATGTGCATGAGATGTTTGTTGCCAGGGGTGTCAGCATCGTGCCAGTAGGTTCTTTCTTCTGAATAGTCAGAATGATCTATGTCCTCACTCCAATAGATATTCTTGACGACACTACTCCACTTTGATCCCGGTGCCCCTGTGAACAGTATGTACATTATTTGGTCAACTCTTCCTTGTAGACGGCATTGTAACCTAACTGATTCTTTCCAAAATCAGACAGTGTCTTCAATGCACCCGGTGTGATAAATGACTTCAGCGTCCTCACTGCGGCGTCACCCTCTGCACCCGTTCTCCATTCGTACTTGCCCACTTTCTTTTCGATAGCGGAAACCGACTCTGGATCTTTGATCATCTTGTCCAATGCGGCAACAAGTTTGTCCTTGTTTGGATTGCCCTTGTTAACCCAGAATGCTTTCTGGAGAGCATCTCTCCAACTCTTGACAAGTTTGTATGCATCATAGAAGTCACCACTTGGTGCGACTCCGTATGTGGATTCATACAGTGCCTCGAATGTTGGCTCTGTGAAGTTTGGATCAGCATCATGATCACCTGTCTTAACATTTAGTAGTCCATGATGGAACCAAGTGTATGCGTCACCTTTTCCT